TGCTCATTATCATGATTCTATCGAGCGTCCATCCTATATCTACCCCAGACGGAACGTCAAGGTGATACGGAGACGTATCGAATTTGAATTTATCCACTCCGTCAACCTGATAATTGAAAAACCTGAACACATAAGCAGTGGCTCCACTCAAGAGCTTGAATATATCATACAGGTTGCCCTCGCTGTATACATTGTAATCAGATGAATAGGCATAGGCTGTCCTGAATTTCTCTCCATCGATATTGTTGTCCGGGAACATGGAGTTTCTTTCTATGGCTACCAGATATATTTCATCGCTTGAAAAGATCTCGACGGTTCTATCGTCTCCGGCTACCGTTATTTCAACAGAAGGAATAGTTCCGCCGGTATCCATCGGATACATCAGTGGCTCCCTCGGTGAAGCCATATTGAAGTTTGAGACAATCGCCCTTGTAGGCTTGTCCCCCTCTATCCACGCCGTAAGCCTCGTATCCGTGGAGCCAACGATGATAGTGCTCACAGAAAGGCCCAGGTCGTGAACATTGAGGAAATGTATTCTTTTTGTCAGAGACGTATCGTGCCGAACGACGGCAGGGGTAGACATAGACAGAGACGTATCATGTCTCGTGCGCCGGTTCGTTGTGATCCCTACTGAGAGATCGACCACTGTTGAAGGCATCAGGGGTTCTCTGTACTGTCTATTTGGATATCCGGCTGTGTGTATACGCCTGTGGCGACAGTTCCGTCATTCGATGCGGATACCTTCAGATAGATAGCAGTGATGACATCGGAGCCGGATGCGTCCATGTCCGGCATCGTTATGCTGGTGCTAAACGTAGTGTTGTCCGAAGAGAGGAGCCAGTCATAGCCAAGCTCTGCATTGATCTGAGACAATGTAATGCCCGTATAGTTATATCCGGTAGCGACCAGATACAGGGTCATCGTGGATGTCTCGACATTGCCTCCGGTATTGTCAAGCGTTATGCTTGTAGAGATGGGGTTGCTTCCGTCGCCTTCCGAGAAGTAATCGTACGGCGCAGTGTCTGTCAAACTGATCTTTAAGCTCATATATGTCCTTTGCTTGTTATGGAACCAATATCCACCATGAATACTCGGCGTCTATCGGGGTGATTATAGCATTACACAATGGATTCAGAATGTCGTGTCCAGTGACGAAGCCATGCTCGTCACACGGAGCCTGGATAAAAATATTGTCGCCGCATCCGGCCCTGCAATATTCTTTTATTGTCGTCGCCGGCTTTCCAAGACAGTCGCCATTGACAATCGTCCTCACTCTGCTGTAGTTATATTTTTCACCGATATCGATATTCATATTTTCTATATCGTCAACCACTTCCTCTGGGGGATGGATCGTTCTCATGATGAAGTGAAGCACAATCTGTCTTGGCTCCGATTTTGTAGAAAACGTGAATTTCGCACCGATCTTGCTTCCCGCCTGATCGGTTATCGGCGTAAGCATGGAGCCAGTCGCGTCTTCGACATAGATAGACGATTCATCGAGCTTGAATTTGGACAGCTCTCTATAGTCGATGTAAAATGTATGGAGATAGTCGCCAGGTATACTGCTTCCGGAGAAGGACAGCTTTGCGATAACGGGTTCGTTGTAGCAGGCGCTAAGAACAAGCTCGTTTTTGCCAAGAACATCCTCTGGCACGGTTCCTGGAGTGTATCCAGGCGTTCCACGTGCAGTCAGCGCGCTTCCTTCACAAACGGAGCCAGTAGAGGAGAGGAACATATTGTCGTCATAGGACACGGTTATGTGCTTCGTAACCTCATCCTTCTGGATGACATCCGGCACGATCGACAGCGTAAGCCTCGCGGAAATCACAAGAGCGGGATCGATATCTTCCGAATACTTGCTGAAAACTATTCTGTACTTGCCGTTGGAAATACCTGAATACATATCGAGCGGATAGTCATAGGACAGCCCATTCATGAGAAGCAGAGAGATGGTAGAGTTTTCAATGTCCACAGACCCCTGGCTGTCTTCAAGTCCATCTATGATGACGAAGGAGATCGAGCTGGAATACAGCGCCGGCTCCCACTCCATGTCGAACATGGCGATACCGAGATCGTCATCCTCGACCGGCTTTATGTCGAAATCGACACAGGATTGCCCTCCACCCTGGTCTTCTGGGCATACGGGAATATCCCACCCTATCTGCCAGTCATCGTCCCGGTAAAGCTTTATACGGATAAAGGAGCCAGGCTTGTCGGACTTCGCTATATCGGAAAAAAAGTGGAGTGTTCGTATGGTGTTCATGGTCATGTTATTCGATCTCCCCCGTACATGCGTTTATGAGTTGTGTAGCGATAAGCGTCCCATTTTCATCATATGATTCGATAAGCACATGGTGCTGTTCTTTTTCAAGACAGCACATATCCTGGCTCCCTATTGATGAAATGAACTCAAATGGGCTATCGGGATAATAGCACCGATGCGTCTTGAGGGCAGGCCTTGTTTCGCACAAAGAAAGCGATGCCACGCACTTTTTGCATAGAACATCACACTTATCGGCATCTACGTTCTCGCACTCTTCATTGCACTGGCATGGTTCGGTGTCGCTGCCAGCGTCTACAAGTATTCTTTTATGCTCGCTGTCGTATCCGGTGAGATAACATGGACATGAATAAATATAGACATCACCAATAAGGTAGCTGGGGCGAACAATCCTGGTTGCCGGCATCCATTGACCACCCACTTTTATCGTGCGGGAGTCCCATGATATGGACCAGTCGCCATAATAGTATCCAGGGTCGAGCTTTGCATTGTCTATAATCATAAACTCTGGAGCGGTTCCCGGAAGCTCTGGATATGAGTATTGTGTTCGTCCATACTTCAGTCTCATTATTTCCATATTGGAAACATTGTATGTAAACACATAGTCTCCATCTGGATTTGTCCAGTTTTTGGAAACGGGAAGAAGGTATGTTCTCAATGCAGCGGCATTCAATCCCTCATACGAACCAAAATATTCCTTTGGCGGAATCGACGGCGGGCTATAATCGTTCCAATCGGTGTTTGGCTCTATTTTGACCCAACCATATTTTTCGGCATCTTCGATTGTGGAAAATTCGGTTTTTGGGGATCCTGGCGAAAATGGAAGCTCTACGTCTTTTCCGGTTTGCAGGAAGAAAGCTTTTTCCCCATAGTTATCGATGCCATATCTCTTATATGAATGAATCATGGAAATTATTTCATCAAAAGTGAAAGACGAGTCTTCGAAGAGATCGGGAGATGTTGTGGTCGACCGTTCCTGGCCCATGGCAAAAGACATCGTGCCGGTTGGCTGCCACTCGCTTGAAGAAGTAAACACGTTGCCTATTCTGTCGCAGATGATCTGCTCTGGCTCCTCCGGAACCTGCCTGTCATTGAATTCGGTACAGGCGTCCTTCATGACGCAAAGGCACCTATCTTCGTCGAACACAAAGCCTGGAGGGCATATATTTTCGCCATCATGATAAATGTGATTGTCGGAGAAGACCTGGAATTTTCTCGCTATTGGGGGAAAACCGCCCGCGCTGGTTCCATAGTGATACGTAGAGCCTCCATCGCAACTCACTATACGTATGGGGGTACCTCTTCGTATTACATACTCGGCGGTGATCTCATCTATGATCGTTACGGAAGAGGAATCTATCCATATGGAGCACATATCATCAGGATATGTTCCGCCAAACAGATTCTTGTTTTTGAGCCAGGTGTTGAACAGATAGTCTTCCGTGGGCGTAAGAACGCTGTTCTCTATGACATCTGTGAACATCATATAGTCGCATGAAGCGTCATGGGCCACCATCCACATATATGTAGACATGCTTTGGAGCTTGTAGCCTCTGGAAAGGACCGCCTGGGCAGCTTCCTCTACTGTGGCGTTCCTCCTCCAGTTAAAGAATCTATCCATTGGCTGTGTCCTTTATGTATTTTCGGAGCCAGCTGGCTCCTGAATAGAAAGCATCAGCTTCCTGAAATTTCCTGGATGGCGTATCTCTTTACCGTATACGGCGTCTTGTTTCCTGTCGGACGCTTCGTGATAGGGTTCACGGCGTTGCGCCATTTTACCATTGTTTTCTGACGAAGGGCATTCACGATAGCTTTGGGAACCAGCTGCTCGACATCCTTTCTGATGATGACGCCGATCTGAAAGTGCGAGTTCGCAACCTTGGCGTAGATCGTCGGATTGTCGGAATCACTCTGATCCAGGTCGGTGATAATACATCTCACTGGCTCTCTGGCGGCCTTCTCGGCAGCCCTGATGGCTCGGTAGTATTTGTCGGAGCCAGGCATCAATTCGCTGCCGTCTTCCTCGTCGACAGCATCCCCAGAAGAAGAGTCTTCTTTTTCCTTTGCGATATGAGCATCGATTTTCGCCTTAAGCCTTTCAACCCCGATATTTCCGGAGTATCTTACTCCGAGCAGGTCCGCTTTCGCCTTGAGGTCTTCCAAGAGCTGTTTTTCGTCAGCCATTCACTTCTCCTTACTATTCTTGTTTTTGAGATTCACTCATCAGGAGAGCCGACTGGCTCCCCCGTCAGTGAACCTTATTTATAGCCCTTGGGCTTCTTGGTTCCGACATTCGGATGGGGCGGTCGATACCCCTTCGGTTTTTCAGTTTTCATCTATTTCCTCCTATGAGGCCGCCCAAAGGGGGCGACTGTTTATCAGCCTCGAGCTACGTGTACGAGGCGGGCCATCTTCTCGGGCTCAAGAGCGATGGAGCCAGCGAAGAAATTGAAGCTATAGATACCCATCAGTGCGTAGGGATCTTCCGCAGTCGGATCGTTCGAAGGCTTTTTGGCAAGGAACTTGACCTTGTTGTTGCCTTGGAGCCCGACCGTAGAGAAAGCGCCCTTGGTTACCCAGATGATGGGGAAGCCATCGTAGTAGTCGCCAGCGTTGGATCCATGTCCACGTCTGTCCGCCTGCGCGGCAGTCAGGGTAGTGTACTGGTATCCGCCGCTGTTGGCGGTTACGGCGACACCACATCCGTCATACTTCATCATCCGCTCCGCCTCGATGAAACGGGTAGAGTGGACGGCACCGACTTCGCCCTTGGCGAGGTTTCCTGCCGCTGCGTACATACGCGCGGGAGTGAACGCCTTCTCGTCGAAATCGTCCTTCAGCTTCTCCAGCTCTACGGTGGAATCTTGACCACAATAGGCGAAGTAGGAAGCGCTGACGGGCACAGTGCCGACTTTGGTGGAGCCAGTGATGATGGTGGTATGTTTCTTGGCATGGTTGGCCTTGAGCATATTTTGAACTTTTCGAATCAAGTCGTAAGAGATTTCGGACTTGACATCAGAGTCTTCTCCGGTCAGTTCAAGCAGGCTTGTTGCCGTACCGCCATATACCTCGATGCCACATGCGCCAAGGAGTTCTTTTTGCAGGTAGTCATCATAAAGCTCAGCCGCGAGTTCCGTTTGTGTTCGGACAGATGCGCTACTATCTGTCCCGCTGGCTCCCAGAGCTATGGAGCCAGCAGCTATGGCTTTCACCATAGACCAGACTATATCTTCAACCATAAAGAGAGAACCTTTATGGATGCTGAGCACTTCCACTCGCTTGAGTGTACTCCCATGCGGGATAGTCGTTGAAGCTTCCTCATATGTCTTAGCACTTAGAGGCTTGCCTGCTGATTGCCCAATCCGGACCATTTTCAAACCATTACGCATGACGTTTCCATCTTCGTTGTGGTTGGCTCCGGCTCTAAGGGGTTTCCAGCAATTCACTCAGTTATCCTTTACAACTTACGCTGCCAGGGGGCTTACTTCAAAACCCATCTTCTCGTAGTACTGGACTTCCATCTTCTGGTCAGAGAACAGTTCGACTTCATCGGTGTATTCGAGGAATGCACCCATTCGGACAAGCGTTCCCTCACGTGTGATGCGAGTCATACCGACGCGGTTACGTATATCTTCAAGACAGGACGCTACTCCTGCCTCCGTGGGTTTAACCACTGCTGCATGTTCCCATGCAGACGAGACTATATCAAACCCCATCTCAGCGAGAAGATTTGGGGTGCTGCCATTTCCACTGCCAAACGCTTGCAGTGTACTCGCTAATGCGATAGTCGTTAGAGCTCTTCTAAAGAACATTAGGAACCAATCCTTGAAATTGAGGATATTGAGCAATAAGCTCATTAGCGGCTTTTGCCGCAAGTCGTTCCGCCACAGAAGCTCCATATTTTTTGACGCTGAATTGCCTGGTCCTTTGGAACCTGCCTTTCATGTCGCTATCGATTTTCACACATGCACGATAAACAAGACCGTCTTTTTTGCTGTTGACCGTATAGACATAATGGTACTTGCTTGATTTTCCAAGCTTTTTCCCCTTATTATGGTCAGACGGTTTTTTAAGCCCAGTCCTTATTGCATGCTGTGTATTCTCTTGAGGAGTACACCATTCGAGATTATCCACATTATTGTTTAGCGGATTACCGTCGATATGATTGATCTGTGGTTTATTGTGTGGATTGTCGATAAAGGCATCAGCAACAAGTCTATGAACCACGCATGTACGCTTCGACCTGTCATTGAAGCGAAGCATGATGCGCTTATATCCAGGCTCCCAGCTTCCAATTCGCTGCTTCAGGATTTGTCCTGTTTTCATGTTTCTGATCTCGCCATCGGTAGATACTTCGTATCTTCCTTCACAGCCTTTTATCTCTTTCCACATAATCATTTGTTCCTTGTCTTTGCTACGGGATTGTCCGTTCTGGAGTTCCCCCGTTTAGGCAGCCTTCGACATGCTGTTTCCAGCATGAAGCGCTAATTTAGGCATATTGCCAAGGGCATAGTTAACGCGCCCAGCGCCCTCACCGAGCATAGGCAGACCGTCCGTAACGTCATATACGGATCGGCTTGATCCATACAGGTTACCTTCGTCGTCGGTTCCTGTCGGGTTGGCAGGGTTTCCTGGACCTGCACCGGTCTGGTCGAGACCCTGATCGGTGATGTTCTGGTCATCAAGGATATAGAGGGTCTTGTGGACCTTCAGTGTCTTGCCGTAATTAAGCCTGTATGTTCGGAGCCAGGCGCTACACTGGCTCCCGGGATTATACCCAGCTACATGTTTCCATGCAGAGCAGACCATATCATCATCTCTGTCGAGATGCCATGCGCTTCCGCTGCCAATAGCTTGCAGCGTACTCCCTTTCGGGATGGTCGTTGCACGTTCCGAGTTACAGTCTGTGAATGTAGCCTTTTCCATTGAGTTCTGCGAGGCGCTCGAACTCTTTAGCTTTTGATATCGCATCGTCAATCGACTTTGCGCTTGCGTACATTCTTTCACCATTGACTTGTTTTCTGACGATATAGAGGCGTGACTTGTTGTCATAGCGAACACCAGGATAACCGGTCTTATTATCAGACCTAATTTTCCTATTCCTGCAATTAACAGATTGGCTGGTGACCCTGAGATTGTGTCTTTCGTTGTTCTCTGGGTTGCCGTCGACATGGTCGATGACAGATCCATCTTCGAATTCAATGCCTCTGAGGACTGTAAGGAGCCAATACATCGGTATCGTTTCCCTGGTGCCTGGTATATGGACGCCAAAGTATTTTGTTCCATTTCCTCTTCCGCATATGTATGGTTTGACGATATCGTCTTTTTTATATCGACCATGGTATCCGTCTTTTTTTCGCCTGACGGTAATGTCGTCGTCATCAAGATAAAACCATTCATTGATTTTATCTCTGTATTTGAGGGCTTTAAGCATGAATCATCCTTTTTTCCATATTGGTGTAGGCATGATATCATGTTGTACCCTTTCAAGTCAAACTCGGCTTCGCTCAGGATTTTCCCCGGCATTACCCGATGGGAGGTTCCCTGAATTCACATGGTTTGCTGTAAACATCACTGCTTACAGGCCCCTATTTGTTGAGGCATTGTTTCTTTATCACAAAGCTGTTCAAAGATAATGTCTCTTCGAGCAGCACGGATAGCCTTCTCACGGAGTGCGTCTATACGTACGTTAGAGCCACCCGTTGAGTTGGTTCCGTCACCGTAATGCATACCCATTTGTTATTTCCTTATAAGTTCTCGGAGAGCCACTTATCAAGTTCCTCGTCCGTCATTTCAGAGAACCCCTTCGGTTGTACCGAGCTGGTTCCAGCATTTTTCGACGGAGCGGCAACTTTCTTCTTCTGCTCGATTTTCTTCTTTTGGGCCTGCTTTTTGATTGTAGCCTTCTGCTTTGCCTGTGTCTTCGACTCCTTGCTTTTGTTGATGGAATCGACGACCTGGTTCCCGGCTTCGATGTAGTATTCGATGTCGCTTTTGACACCGCCGTCGAGCGCCTTCAGCTTTTCAGCCAATGGAGCCACCCGGTCATACATCGACACGCCAGTCTCAGGATCAGGCTGCATGTCTACGTTCAGCAGCTCAAGAATCTCGGGCTTTTCGAAGAAGGCTTCCCTGCTCCGTTCGTCCCACTGCTCCATAATGACATTGACCGTCTCTTCGAATTTCGGCTTCGTTTTTACACGTTCGACAACGTCTTCGACGCGAAGTTCTATATCCGACGGAGAATAGTCTTTCGGAGCATAGCCAGTAGATGCTTCCACATCAAGATCGAGAGGATCTACGCCGCTTTCTTTAAGGAGATTGGCTATGGCAGCCTTGTCTCCCTTTTTGATATCGACAAGAAGGTTTACGTCATCGATACTGAGGCCATTGCTTTTCAGCATCTTCGACAACTTCCGACCCTCCGCAGCAGCCTCCCACTTCTGATGAGCGGATATGCCCATAGAAGCGAGTCTGTAAAGCTCATCCATACTTTCGATTGGATATTCTTTGCCGTTGGCTTTGATAGGATGAAGCTTCTCAGCCGGTTCAGAATCCTTTTCGCCCTCTGGCTCCGAGTTACCGTCTTCGGAAACGTCTTCCTCGACAGGCTCTTCGCCTTCGTCACTACTTGGGGTATCTTCCCCGGTCGAGCCGGATTCGTCTTCCTCTCGCTCTTCTTCTCCGGATTGGGCGTCCCCACTATCCTGATCCGATTCACCAGATTCGTCCGTATCCGTCTCTACTGGACTTACGTCAGGTTCGGAACCAGTCGGTTCCTCCTGGCTGCCAAGGTTGGTGTCTTCTCCCTGTGTTTCTTCAGGGGTATCCTGATACGCTTGATCCAGAACGGCGTCAAGTTCTTCATCAGAAATCCCTGCAAGATTTTCAGCCATTTATCAGTCCTCCAGGATTATTTCTTCGCCAGTAATATCATCAATCACTGTCTCTTTTGCCTCTTCCCTGAGACGCTCCTCATGCTCCTCTATCAATGCCTCCATATTGTTGCCTGCCTGGATGATGGTGAGCATATAGTTCTGGACGTGCCCGATGGCTCTGAACTGTTCGTCCAAAGCTCTCTGGTTGATTTCATCCTGCATCTCATAGTTGGCAATCGCCCTGGCAAGCCTTGCCGCTTCATCCTTGAAGTATCCTTCTTCGAATATCTTTTTGAACTCACGGTTCTTTTTGAGCTTCAAGAGAGCATCGCGCATGGCGACAGCCTTCTTTGCTTCATCCAGATAAATATTGATATCTATCATTTTTTGCTCTTTCCTCCGCCTTTTTTTATTGTTTTACACGCCATTCCGCACTCCTTCTTCTATTTTTGTGCTTAATTGTAGCATAAGCGTCATTCAGGCTGCCGCGTATTGCCGGAGCCAGGCTGGTTGGCTCCAGGCTTCTGCATCTTGCCGATCTGTTTGACGGCCTCTTTTTGCATGTCTCTTTCGTGGGATATGCCCTGATCCTCCATAAGGAATTCCAGGTCTTTCATGTCTGCCTCGGAGGATGTCTTCTTCGCCTTGGCGATCTCGTTCGCAGCTTTGGCTCCCTTCAGCTTGACGTCCATCTGGTTTTCGATACCCTTCGCCCTCTCGTTCTCTACCTGGGCTTCCAGCAGTGCGATCTGGAGTTCCATCTGCTTCTGGGTCATCGGATCGATCTGCGGCTCGAAGTTCATGATGTCTTTGGCGAGCCTCGGCATATCGTTGATCTCTACAAGCCTGGCCATGAGAAGATTCCTCATCTCCGGCTCTATGCTTGGCCCGATCGTCTGCATCAGGAAGGCAAGCCTGTCGGCCTTCAACGCTTTGCTCTCCTGCGTGGCTATGGACATTTTGATGTCTATATTCCCCTGGAGGTCGTCTCTCCTTATCGTGACATACTCTTCGTCGGTTATGGCCATGACGTATTCATCGTCGAGGAACAGCTGGTTATAGGCGTGCCATATGCGAAGCATTGGGACAATGGCTTCTTCGGCTATGCCGCGAATAATCTGCATCTCTCGCTTGGCCGATGAAGTGGTGACGGCGTTTACCGCGGCGGCAGTGGAGCCAAGGCTGTTGCCGCCCCCTCCGTGGTCGAATGATTTGATACCCGTGATGCCTTCCGCCTCGCCCTTGTTCTTCATAAGAACTTCGAAGACTGACTGGCTTATGCCGGTATACTTGCCTTCCCAGATGTCTCCAGGCGCGGTGTTGTATTCAAAGTCGAGACCATTCTTGAATCGCTTGAGGTTGACAGGATCGGTGAAGCCTTTTTTGATTCCTCTCTGTCCGTTGTTGGCACGCATCAGGTCGTCGAAGATACCGCGGTTCAGGATCGAGTCGATCTTCTGCTTGTCCCCGATGGACGACGCAAGAGGCTCACCGTAGATGTATCCCGGCATTCTCCGATATACGGCTCTCACGAATGGAAGCGTTCCGTCATCCAGCGGGTTTTCGTCAAGTCTGATGATAATGTCATCCACGTAGCACATAACGATATCTTCAGCTATTCCATCGCCATCTATATCGTATTTGCCCCAATATTCATGGACAATGAACTTTTTACGAGGGTCGTCCTGGAACTCGAATGTGTCATCGACATAGCTGCGTTCGGTCCACGTATCGTCGCGGAAGAGCTTGTCTTTGAGTTTGTCCAGATTGAAGTATCGATCATCTTTCCTGAGTGACGACAAATCGGTTTCCCAGTCATGGATGATGAAGGACGCTTTCGACAAATCTCCGCGACATGTGGGATCGACACGAATATCCTTGTTATCGCAGATGATCGCCGTCGGCCTGTTGTTGACAACGACCGTTTCGGACACCTCTTCTTCTACGATCTGCATAGGGACGTTCGACCGTATGAAGTCCGCCTGTATCGCCTGCATGTCTTCAGGACTGGCTCCATTCTGCTGGGCTTGCGCCATGACGGAGCCAAGCGCTTCCTGGAGAGCTCTCATTTGCACAGGAGACATTTCCACGGGAACTTCCTTCTCTACAGCGTAGGTAACCTCCTTTTCCTCATACTCCCATCCTGTTTTTATCCAGCATGTTCCTTCAGTAGAGATTGTAGTACATAGGTCGGTCAGAAAAGTGAACCTCGGAAACCCTCTGGTAAACTGATAGTTGAGAAGGGTCTGGGCCTGCTTTGCGGTCTCCACGTCTCTGTATGTCACGGGAGAGCACTGCACTGGCTCCTCGGCAGAAGTGAATGGCTCGACGAGGGACGGAACCTGCCACTCGACAAGTTGCCTGACCATGGACGAGACATATCTGCTTTTACCCTTCTTCTCTGTTCCGTATGGACGAGAATTGTATATATCCATCCATGCAGATATTCTGGAGTCGTTGTCCTCTTTGAATTTTTCAGCATCTTTATAGTCTGATTTGATATTTTCGAGGACCTGTTTTTCGTTTTTTATCTTCAGGCGAAGAGACGACTGGTCAACTGGCTGTATCTGTCCCGATACTTCACCGGATTCGATAGCTTCTTCCATTTAAAAACCTTTTACCATGAGTATGAGCTGACGTATTCATCATCGTCTTCGTAGTCTTGCATATACACGCCGTCATCTCTCTTTTTTATATTGTCCGGCTGATAAGTTGGAGCCACCGGGCTCATTTCCGTGAGCATGGAAATAGTGTCGAGAATATCGTCATGCCGCGCGGAGCCTATCTTTTTCGGATTGGGGTTCACTCTATCGACTCCCCTCAGCTCTGTAAGCAATTCTACCATATACGGTTCATTCTTGAGTTCATTGGGAAAATACACCTTGTGATTGGCAAACAGCGGCTGTACCTGGTTAAACCTGGAGAACTTGTCGGATGCAGGCCGTATCCCCAGGTCTGTCCCAGTGTTGGTTGCAAGAGTGAAGTATCTCTGTTCCCTGATCTGTTTCTCCTGGATAATGGAGATATACGACTTCTGTTGGGCCGATATTTCGACTCCGACACCCAGAAGATTCGTCTTATACATAGATGCGAAATCGAACAGCCTGTCGAGCGCCTGGCTGAACAAAACCTTGTCGTGCCACCCATCCACAAGGAACCAGTCGTTGTTGGCTCCGTAGGCCCATACGGAAATAACGGAAAAGTCCGCCTTTCTTCCCGTGGACGAGGCGAAGTCAGTCGTGATGTACCAGTTGAAAGATTCCTTGTTGTCCAGGACGATATCCCTGTTGTACCACATGATATGGCTGTCCGGAACCAGGCGCGCCTCTTCCGAGGTAATTTGCAGCATGAGCTCCTGGTAGAAGTCGGATGGTCGCCCAAGAGCCATGGCCTCATCGAACTCCGACTTGACGTATTCGTACGAGAACCTGTCCTCCCAGGCTCCCACGAACTCATCTTTTGTCGTCCTGCTGTCAAAGTGTTCACACACCGGATAAACCGATACGTTCCAGGCTCCGGACTCCACTGCTTTATATATCGGATCGTTGGCGTTGAATGGCGTTCCGAGCCATATGATCTTCTGTCTCGATGGAGCCAGCGCTTTGGACACAGCCTTGTAGACGGTGTTTTCTATGGTGGATATAACTGTTGGCGATCTCGCATCCTCATCGGATATGATATCGTCGAGAACGGCAAGCGTAGGACGCTGGCCAAGCTCCTTGGTTCCCCTCACTCCAGTCGAGGCTCCGTAGCCCTTTACGACGAGATGGTCTCCCCGGTAGTTTACGAACTCCAAACGGATATCCGTAAACTTTACACCGGCCTTCGCGGCGTCCTCATACTCGTCGAGATTGTATCTGGCGCTGCTGGACGTTCCAAGAGACAGCTTTCTTTTCGGTATGAGCTTCTGGAGGAATTCGGAGTTTTCGAAGCGAAACTCGACGTTGCGTCTGAGGTTCTTTACGCCGTTCTCGATACTGTCGGAGACGTAGAGCATGAGATCGACTCTACCGAAGCCTGGCAGTTTTCCGAACGCCGCGATATACAGGATGAGGTATTCGCCGAACAGTGATGTTTTTGCGGAGCCACGAAAGCAGAGTTCGAGACATCTTCTTTTCGTGTTGAACACGTTGTCCATCATGGCAAGGTGCATGACCGGAGTTTCGTTCTCTTCGGAGCCAGCGTTGACCTCTTTGATGAAGTTGACGAACATCAAGGCCTCTTTCGACGGGACATATCCCTTCCAGGAATAGTCAACTCCCTCGAGATATTCCTGTACGGTTTTCGCCCTGGCTCCCACTTACATGCTCCTGACCATATCTTCTATGCGCCATTTTTCCGTTGCACGTCTGCCGTCATAGATCACGTTCCCGTCTGTCGAGATGACGAGACCGGCGTAGTGTATATTTTTCTTTGCGAGATTTTGCACCTTCTCCGTATTTATGTTCTCCGGAATTATCATTTTCGTCGGCTTTTGCCCACGCCATTTGAATTCCATTTCATTCTTGACGGGAAATGCCATTTTCGTATATACCGCGTCTGGAGAGTCCCAGATCATGAGCACATATCTCTCTTTTATTTCATCCAATGTCAGCCCTCCATTTCTGTTCGTCTGGAGCCAAGCTCTGATTCGAACCTGTCCTCGTCCCAGTCCGTGACGTCGACAAGCTCAACCTCGTCCATGTTCGGAACGATACCTGAGTTCGCTATCGTCTTCACATCCGCTCCAGCTTCGATAAGCTCTTTCTGCTTCTCGACAAGCCGTCTGATGTTCTCCTCGTACTCCTCGACAATACTATCTTTCTTGATGCCTATATCCAGCTCTATTTTAGCCGTTTCCGGCGGCTTCAGGTGCATAAGCAGACTGTCGGCTGCCTTCTGCCTTACGTGCCATGGAGCTTCGTCCTCACGCATCATACGCACCTGGAAATTTATCGCCTCCTGATAGT